GGAAAGACTCTTCAATGGTAGCCAATGGCCGTCTATGCGGGCATATTGTTCTACCGGATGCAATTCGTTATATCGTGCGATATAACCCTCATAACACTCGGCGCGCTCTTCCTTGCTGATTTCTTCAGGGAAATTCTTGAAGTTATCAATTGCAAATTGAGCATGGCTCTTGAGTGAATCATCAATTACGGCATGGTTGTAGGCCATGTCACGGATTGATTTGAACAGAACAGTCATTACAGGTTTTTTGGTAGCCATGGTTGACTAGCCTTTCTTAAAAGCCGGTACACAAAATGTCATCCGGTAGAATACTTATACCTGATACCTCACTCATAAATCAAGCATTCACGGGAGCCTGAAGCCTTACTTAGCGCCCGCGCCCGTTCGCGCGCGACGACAAATAACTGGTATCAAAAAGGGGGCCGAAGCCCCCTCGATCAATCAAGCATCTTGTACAGGTTGTCGTACTTGTGGATTACTTCGTCGTTTCTTAACAGTTCCACATACAGATAGTGCTTAGTCAGTTTGTGGAACAGTGATACTGCGTGTTCGTATTTCCCGCAATAGTAATCACGTTTGATGCCGTCAGGTTCTATAACAGATACAAAGTAGTCCATGATATTTCCCTTTCGATAATGGGGGCCGAAGCCCCCGTTAGTTAGAAGCGAGATGCGATCAAGCGTCCACGCTTACCGATCATCACAGTCGCACCGACTGGGTAGCACTTAGCCCAGCCCAGCGCGTCGTCATAGTCCCGAGCAAACCGCACCGACTCGAACCCTTCCCACTGTGCGACTACAACGTAGCAGGTGAGGCGATACCACAGTGTGCGGATCGGGTGGGCTTTGAGGTTTTCTTTGGTGAATCTAAACAACAGCTTCTTAGCCATGATGTACCTTCCTAGAATCCGGTGTGCGTTTCGCTATCCGGTGATTATGTTATAGCTGATACCATCCCCATATGTAAAGTTCTCGCCGGTACCCCCGGCACCCGGCACCCCCCGAATGCACACGATGGTTCCATCGCGGCTCCCTACACCAAGACACGCACCAACGATTCCACTATTTTTAAAATTTTTGCCAAATACTGTTAACACTTTAACAACCTAGTCCAGACTACATTTATTCATACTTGAGCTTCTTTTAATACATTCATACCCCACCCCCACCACTAATTGTTTAGGAACGAGCCTTTTCCAACTATAGAAACACCCCCCGGTAGGAGTCCCAACCTCCCCTATTGCAAAAACAATATTGCGTGGTATAGTGCAAAAATCACATAGGCCACAAAAAACCACATGAATGTGATTGTCCCCAACATCGAGGAAGATATTCCTCTGCCAGCCTCTGCCTTTGAGGCTATGCCCCCCTTGTCGCCTCATGAAGAACTCGAAATGAGAGCGCGTACGATTAAACTCGTCTCTGATTTAAACAACACCCCAATTGAGCCAACTCCAGAACACATGGAGACCGCCCGCGAGGTAGCGAAGCAGATGATGCACAACCCGGCGCACCGCCCGGAGTTTGCTAAATACCCAAATGAGGTGATGGCCTACTTGGCTGGCATGGTCGCGCAGAGTAACTGCATGATCGTGGAAGAGCTATCCGATCTGAAACTGTACGTGGTCAATAAGCTTGTGTCCGAGGTGGAGAACGCCAAGGACGCCAAGGCCAGAATCACGGCTTTGTCCAAGCTGGGTGAGGTTGATGGGGTCGATGCCTTCAAGAAACGCTCTGAAGTGACCCATAAGATACAAACAATAGAGGAAGTCGAGCGCGAGTTGATCGAAACCTTGAATATGCTTGAAGATCAGGTCATCGATGTCGAGGTCAGGGAGGCGTCCAGTGGGCTTGGAGACTCTTAAACTATCGACAGCGGAGCTAAATAGGCTCCGCGCAGCACTGCCAACAATGCCGGAGAAGCAGAAACGGCGCACGGCAGAGCTTTTGAAGAAGTATAAAGAGGAAGTAACCCGCGAAATCAGCAAGGAAAGCTTCCTAGACTTCGTAAAACACGTCTATCCGGGCTACAAAGTGGGCCCACACCACTATAGACTGGCAAAAATCTTCGAAGATATTGCCGCAGGCAAGAAAAAACGGGTGATTGTGAACATCGCACCCCGTCACGGCAAGTCAGAACTCATCTCTTACCTCGCTCCCGCATGGTTTTTGGGTAAATACCCCCAGAAAAAGGTCATCATGGCCTCGCATACGGCTGATTTGGCGGTTCAGTTCGGTCGTAGGGTGCGAAATCTCGTTGGATCGGAGCCATACCATGACGTTTTTCCGCAGATTGAACTACAGGCGGACTCAAAAAGTGCGTCTAGATGGGGAACAAACTTCGGAGGAGAGTATTTCGCCATTGGGGTGGGTGGCGCTCTTGCTGGGCGCGGTGCTGATCTATTTATTATTGACGACCCCCATTCTGAACAGGAAGCCAAGCTGGGAAGACCCGAAGTGTTTCTACCTGCATGGGAGTGGTTCCAGTCAGGGCCAATCCAGCGTCTTATGCCGGGTGGTGCGATTATTGTAGTGATGACCCGATGGAGCAAACTTGATCTTACTGGGCAAATTATCACGCAAATGGAGCGCAGCGAGGATGTGGATCGCTGGGAAGTGGTGGAATTTCCGGCAATCGACGAGAATGATCAAGCCCTCTGGCCCGAGTTCTGGCCGGTTGAGGAGTTGCTGGCGAAAAAGGCATCACTGGATATTCGATACTGGAATGCACAGTACATGCAGCAACCGACCTCGGAAGAGGGAGCGCTTATAAAGCGTGAGTGGTGGAATATGTGGGAGAAGGACGACCCGCCACAGTGTGAATTTACGATTATGTCGTTGGATGCGGCACAAGAAGCCAACAATCGATCCGACTTTAACGCCCTGACAACGTGGGGTGTGTTCTACAACGAGGAAGTAAACAACTACAACATCATCCTGCTCAACTCTATTAAGAGGCGTCTGGAGTACCCGGAGCTAAAGCAGCTGGTGTTGGACGAGTATAGTGAATGGGAGCCTGACTCATTCATCGTGGAGAAAAAGTCTTCTGGTTCTGTTCTATATCAGGAGATGAGGCGTATGGGTGTGCCAGTACAAGAGTTCACACCGGGCAAGGGCCAAGACAAGATATCCCGTGTCAATGCTGTCTCTTCACTGTTTCATGGGGGTGTGGTGTGGGCACCGCACCGACGCTGGGCGATGGAGGTTATTGAGGAATGCAACGACTTTCCGTCTGGCATTAATGACGACTTAGTGGACTCGACTACGCTGGCTCTGCTCCGCTTCCGGCAAGGTGGGTTTATACGACTGCATAACGACGAACCTGAAGAGATTCAGCTGTTCAAGTCGAAAAGAAATAAAGGATATTACTGATGAGCATCGAAAAAGGATTGTACGCGGCCCCGCAGGGCTTGGATCAGGCGATGATGGAGCCTGACTTGGAGATTGAGATTGAAGACCCAGAGTCGGTAACTATCGGCATGGGTAATCTTGAGCTTGAGATTGATCCGCAAGAGATGGGCGATGACGACTTTGAAGAGAACTTGGCAGAAGACATGCCGGAGTCGTTGTTAGCGACGATTGCGAGTGATTTGCTTGCTGACTTTGAAGATGACGTAGCGAGTCGCAAGGATTGGATTCAGACGTATGTTGATGGTCTTGATCTCTTGGGGATGAAACTTGAAGAGCGAACAGAACCGTGGGCAGGCGCATGTGGAGTTACACACCCTCTTCTTTCAGAAGCACTCGTCAAATTCCAATCGGAGACGATCATGGAAACTTTCCCGGCTGCTGGGCCGGTTAAGACGAAAATTATCGGTAAGGAGACTCCTGAAAAGAAAGAAGCGGCTGAGCGTGTCCGAGACGACATGAACTACCGTTTGACTGAACAGATGCCTGAATACCGGCCTGAACATGAGCGTATGTTGTGGGGCTTGGGTCTGTCTGGTAATGCGTTTAAGAAGGTGTACTACGACCCAGCGTTGGGGCGTCAGACTTCGATTTATGTACCTGCTGAAGACGTTGTTGTGCCGTATGGCACGTCCAGTTTGAAGACAGCAGAGCGTGTCACGCATGTGATGCGTAAGACTGAGAACGAGATCAGACGACTGCAAGTTGATGGCTTCTATAGAGATATTGATCTGGGCGAACCAGTAGATACTATTGAAGAAGTCGAGAAGAAGATTGCAGAGAAGATGGGCTTTCGTGCTGTTACTGACAGCCGTTACAAGCTCCTTGAGATGCAAGTTGATCTTGATTTGCCGGGCTACGAGGACACTGATGACGACGGTGAAGAGACCGGCATTAAGTTGCCATACATCATCACTATTGAGAAATCGACCCAGAAAGTTTTGGCAATTCGCCGCAACTACAAGCCAGATGACAAGCTAAAACACAAGCGTAGTCACTTCGTGCACTACGGCTACATCCCCGGCTTTGGCTTCTATTGCTTCGGTTTCATTCACTTGATCGGCGCATACGCGAAGAGCGGTACATCGATCATGCGTCAGTTGGTCGATGCTGGTACGTTGTCTAACTTGCCGGGCGGTTTGAAAGCCCGTGGTATGCGTATTAAGGGCGACGACACACCGATCTCTCCGGGTGAATTTAGAGACGTGGATGTACCGAGCGGTGCGATACGCGACAACATCTTGCCGCTGCCGTACAAAGAGCCAAGTCAAGTCTTAGCTGGCTTGATGGATAAGATCATCGAAGAAGGTCGCAGGTTCGCTAACGCAGCTGAGTTGCAAGTGTCTGACATGTCGGCCCAAGCGCCGGTGGGTACTACGCTGGCGATTCTCGAAAGAACGCTGAAGATCATGTCTGCTGTGCAGGCACGGATTCACTACTCGATGCACGAGGAGTTCAGACTTCTTAAAGAGATCATCAGAGACTTCACACCACCTGACTACGACTACGAGCCGGTTGATGGTTCGAGAAAAGCCAAGCAGAGTGATTACGACCAAGTAGATGTGATTCCGGTCAGTGATCCGAACGCTGCAACGATGAGTCAGAAGGTTGTGCAGTATCAAGCGGTACTACAGCTGGCACAAACCGCACCACAACTGTATGACATGCCACTTCTGCACCGTCAGATGCTTGATGTATTGGGCATTAAGAACGCTAACAAGTTAGTGCCGACTGAAGACGACACGCGTCCGCGTGATCCGGTTACTGAGAACCAGAACATTCTGATGGGTAAGCCTGTCAAAGCGTTCCTGTATCAGGATCACCAAGCGCATATCTCTGTCCACATGGGTGCTATGCAAGACCCGAAAGTGCAGGAGATTATCGGGCAGAACCCACAAGCGCAGACGATGCAAGCAGCGATGATGGCTCACATTAATGAGCACGTTGGTTATGAGTATCGCAAGCAGATGGAAGCATCGATGGGTATTCAGTTGCCGAACTACGAGGAAGACGAGGACATTTCCATTCCGAAAGAGATGGAGGTTCAGATTTCTCAGATGGCAGCGCAAGCGTCACAACAGCTTGTACAACAGCATATGCAGGAAGCCCAACAACAGCAGGCCCAACAGCAGATGCAAGACCCGATCATTCAGATGCAGATGCAAGAGTTGCAGATCAAACAGGCAGAAGTTCAGCGCAAGATTGCCAAAGATCAGTCTGACGCACTCGCCCGCGATAAGCAGTTGCAGATTGAACTGGCTCGGATTGATGCGCAGAAAGAGATTGCTGGTGCAAATATGGCGATCAAGGTTGAGTCTGACCGGATGAAGTCTGACAGACAACAGGAGTCTGAAGGCTTTAGAGCAGCTATTGATATGAGTAAGCAGAATCGTCCACCACCCCCACAGAAAGGGAAGAGTAAATGAACGCACTTGAGGCAATACTGAAAGAACTACGGGCCCGTCGGACACAGTTATCCGATGGGCTAGGTAACAGTTCAGCCAAGAGCTTTGAGGAATACCGGTTTATCTGCGGTGAAATTCGAGGTCTCACCGCAGTAGAAGCATACATAGTAGACCTCGCAAAACACATGGAGTATTCAGATGACTGAACTAGCCATCGCTACAGAAAGCGGTGAAGTATCAACACTGCCACAGACCGCAGAAGAGAAGGCGACGCAACTACCCGACCCGTCGGGATATCACATATTAGTTGCCATCCCTGATATTGAAGCGAAGTTCGACAGTGGGCTGCTTAAAGCAGAGCAGACCATGCACTTTGAGGAAGTCCTTAGCACGGTCTTCTTTGTCGTGAAACTCGGGCCGGATTGTTATAAAGACGACAAGAGATTCCCCGGTGGCCCTTGGTGTAAAGAGGGCGACTTTATCTTGGCGCGTCCCAACAGCGGCACAAGGCTGAAGATTCATGGGCGGGAGTTCCGTCTAATTAATGATGACTCAGTCGAGGCCGTCGTCCAAGACCCACGCGGTATTTCACGAGCATAAGGAGACAGCTATGCCTATGGAACAGAACGAGTACAAGTTCCCTGACGAGATCGAGAACGAGGTTCCGGTCGCAGAAGGCGACGAGGAGGAGTTTGTCGTTGAGATTGAGGACGACACTCCTGAAGAAGACCGTGGTAAGGAGCCACTTCCCACCGATATTGTTAATGCTTTGGAAAAACCGGAGGACGGCGGGGACTACCCCGACGAGGTAGTTAGCCGGTTCAAACAGTATAAGAAGGCTTGGCACGATGAGCGCCGGGAGAAGGAGAAAGCCTACCGGGAGCAGGAAGAAGCCCTGCGGATAGCTCAAAGTATTCTAGAGGAGAACAAGCGCCTAAAGGCTACGCTGTCGTCTGGTGAACAAGAGTATATAGCGACAGTCAAAGCTGCGGCGGAAACCGACGTAGAAGTGGCTAAACGGAACTACCGGGAAGCCTATGACTCGGGCGACGCTGATAAGTTAGTTGAGGCACAGCAAGCCTTAGTGGACGCGTCTTTGAAGTTGGATCGCACAAGAAACTTTAAACCCACTTTACAAGACGAAGAAACTGAGGTACAACTCCCGCAAACTCGACAGGAACAAAAGCCTGTTGACCCGAAATTTGCAGATTGGCAGCGCCGTAACTCCAATTGGTTCCAAAAGGACGAGGAGATGACGGACGCAGCGATGGGACTGCATAAAAAGTTGTACCGTCAGTACGGCCCTGAATATATTGGTACTGATGACTACTACAAGCGTATTGACGACACAGTACGCAAGCGGTTCCCAGAAGCCTTTCCAGATGAGTCTGAGCCACAAAAGCCTCAGAAGAGTAAGCCGAGTACCGTTGTGGCGTCAGCTAAGCGGAGCACGGCTCCGAAGCAGGTGAAGCTAACAGCTACACAAGCAGCGTTGGCTAAGAAGTTCAAACTGACTCCGGAGCAATACGCCCGCGAAGTCCTTAGATTACAAGGAAACTGACCATGAGCGAGAACCGTCTTACTAGAGAATTGGAAAACCGTGCGCAACAGGAGCGCCCTAAGCAGTGGTCTCCTGCTGAAACATTACCGGAGCCTGATAAACAGGCTGGGTTTGCGTATCGGTGGGTACGTGTTTCGACCTTGGATAAGGCCGATCCCCGCAACTTGTCAGGCAAGCTTCGCGAGGGTTGGGAACCTGTGAAAGTATCGGAACAACCGAAATTTAAACTGCTAATCGACCCGAATAGTCGCTTTAAAGACAATATCGAGATCGGTGGGTTGTTGTTATGTAAAACGCCTGAGGAGTTTGTAAAGCAGCGTAATACTTATTACGCGGATCAGACTCAAGCTCAGACTAATGCAATTGACAGCAGCTTTATGCGTGAGAACGACGCTCGTATGCCGCTTTTCTCTGAGAGAAAGTCTACGACGACGTTCGGCAAAGGCTCATAACTTTTTTGGAGTTTAATCATGGCTTATCCTACTGTAAGTGCCCCTTACGGCCTACAGCCAATCAATTTGATTGGTGGTCAGGTCTTCGCAGGTGCAACTCGTCAGTTGCCGATCACTCCCACTATCGGTAACGGTGGTGGTTCGATCAACTACAACGTCGCAATCTATTACGGTGATGTAGTGCAGCTGAGCCAAGCAAACAGCACGATTATCAAATCGACGCTGGACACTGACGCAACCGCTGTTCCGGGCGTTGTTGGTGTTTTCTTGGGTTGCACCTATACCAACCCT